TCTACATTTAAAACAGCAAAAGAGTTTGAATTCATATCTAAAATCGCACGTGAATATGGAGCATTTGATTATTAAAAAATCTGTAGTGGGAAATGGGTGAGAAGTGAAAAAAATTGAAATATTTTTTCACACCATATTATTATCTCAACAACAATACAATATAAAATGTCTAATATTACTGATAAACTTAATGATGAAATGATTGACGCTCATATGCGACCTTTTATAATCGTTGCTGATGATTGTTATGAGCGTATGATGTTTAAGTTAAAAAATGGCGAGAGATTTGTAAAATCATTCACCGATATGGTTTGTCCTCACAAAGACCCTGAAAAAGATTGCGATTGTAAATATAAAATTAACTTTTTACAAGATGGTTCTATTGTTAGGTATAATTTTGGTGTTAAGCAGACAATTATACCTTGTTGGTTGGCGAAGTATTACTCCTCTTACAAAACACCTATATAACCTGACTTTATTTTGAAATCCAAAAAAAATTGATATACATTTCACCCATATCATTACATCAACAACAATACAATATGGATTTGCGTGATATGAAGAAGTATAATGGATTTAGTAAGCAACAGATTAAGGGTATGAAGAATGCTGATTTACCATTCTCGCCGAGATATTTGTTTTTGAAGCAACGACATGACAGAGAAGTCATCTTATGGCAGAAAAATGCAGATAAAAATGCTATAGATTGCACCTATTGGAGAATTTGGGTTAAAGACCCTGAAGATGGTAAATCATTTTGTATAAGGTTAAAAGATTACCTTAATTGGGAGGAGTAAAATTGTTAATATCAATAAAAAATTATAATTATAAAACTTTTTTATTTTGAGGGATTGTTCCCCATTTTTTACCCCACTTGCGTATTTTTCTATAAAAAAATCACTTAAGTAGGGTAATTTGAAAAAGTATCATATAGAACAATCAATTACTTTAACTTCTATTTTTTTTTTAGGACGACCGACCTTATTACCTGTCTTAATATGTCGTTCATAATATCTTTTATTTGCTATTTTCTGTCTTGCTCGTCCTTTGTCGCTTCGTGAATATTTTAATTTATGCTGTTTTAATTTGTTTTCCTTTTCAGCATATTCTTGCAGTAAAATTAACACATCGTTCAATTTGTTTTTTATATCTTCCATATATATATATATAAATATTTTATTTTTAAGTATATATTACGAAGAGGATAATAATTTTTTAACAATATAGTTAAAATATTTATCACATTTTTCAATTAAAATACATTTTCGTTTTGTTTCAATACAAGCATAGGCAATACTCCCTGAACCTGCAAAACAATCCAATACTATATCATTTTCATCAGTTGTGTGTAAAATAATATTTTTAAGCAAAGCAATTGGTTTAGGTGTTATATGAACCGAGCAACGTTTAGCAATATCATAATTCCACACGCTATGATGTGTTTTTTGATTATTAAATTTAGGTGTAATATCTTCATATTTAAATCCTAAATATTTTTCAATAGGTTTAATTGTTTCACGAGTAGGCATATTTCTTCCTGTTTCTAAATTACTATACCACCCTGTTAAACCACCAGTTTTACTTAATATTTCTTTTGATATATCTATTTGCGAGATATTTAGTTCATTCCTTTTTTCTTTTAATTTATATGAATTATCAAAAGTATAAAATAATATATATTCGGCCATTTTATTAAAATTATGCATATTATTTTTAACAACAAATCCGTCCATAAAACCTTTTTTAGGTGAATTTTCAAAACGTTTATTCCATACTATCATTTGCTTAAATACAAATTTCGTATGTTTTTTTATATTAATCATTAATTCGCTAATTGTTTCCATATTATTATGAAAAAGGAAAAAACTACCATTATCTTTTAGTTTTGTTTCCAATTTTTTTATTACTTGTATCATAAATTCAATATAATTATCAATTTTGTCCCATCTGTCTTTACCTATATTATATGGTGCGTCAATACAAATTAATTGAACTGATTTATCGTCTATTTTATTTAACTTATCTAAACAATCACCTTTATATAATTTAATATTTTCTGTTTCATATTTATCTATTTCAGTTGTATCCATATAGTTGTTGTTTGTATATATATTTAATACCTATTTTTCAAAAATATTCATCAATTAAAAAAAAGGGTATTTTGAGGACTTTATCTCCTCATTTTTTGCTAATATCACTGGTTCGTCTATCTTTTTTAAATCATTGGAACTATTTATAGCCCATCGCTGACCCTTCGTATCAGTAGCAGTTAGATTAGTAATTTCCTCATATACTTCGTCAGCAACTCCAGTTGCTACAGGTGTATTTTTTTTTGCTTCTTCTACGAAATTTTTAACATTACCATTATCATCTATCGTAATCTTATTACTTTCCTTAACCTTACCATATAGTCGCACCTGATTATCACTCGCTTCTTCTAATTCTTTTTTGGTTAATTCATCTACAAAAATTTTGTGCTGTTCCATCATAGCATCAATAACATCATTATATAGATTTTCTTTTACCTTTTCCACATCTGTTATTCGTTGTTCTAATTCAGTCATTTTCCTTTTTTGATTACAATATACCACTATCCCTAAACAAGTTGTAATAGATAAAAATGCTAAAGTAATTAAATTATGCTGTTTCATTATATTATATGTAAATATTTAATAATCTACTTTTTTACATATAATATTTTTATAAGGGGAGTTTGAGGGGTTGTCCCCTCATTATTTTACTAAATTACCCATTCCTCCACTTGGCCCACCACCGGAGCGACCAAATCCAACTGCTTCAGCCATATCTAAAGCTTTTCCAACTTTTTCACCGCCGAATTTGCGAGCTCCTGATTTAGCAAGTTTCCCCAAATCGCTATTTGCTAAACCTTTGACTTTTGTGAGGGCAGAGCCTAAACTTGACAACCAACCACCGCCTACAAGTCTTTTCATTGATGAGCGAGATGACACTACAGGAGCAGAAATTACATCTTGTTCGCTTAAAATTCCACGAACAATTCTTGAGCTGCCTTGTTGTGTTTCAAAAAATCCACTATTTACAGCGATTACAAATAGTTGAGGTGTTGTATTGAAGGCACTTTGATTTAACACTTGAACGTCCATTTGTAATGAAAATTGACCTAATACACCAGAGGCAAAACCAGGTTGGAGGGTGATGTCCCTGCCTGGCTGAAGAACAAGTACACCGCCTGAAGTAGCAGTGTTGTTAGTTCTTAAACTATCCAATGCCCCACCTGGTGTGGCTTGAGTAGCAACGTCATTGTTTCTAACTCGTGCTGAACCACTCCATTCTAACCAGGATTGTTTGCAACCATTTTCTACGCTCATTCCATAAAGCTGTCTTTGTGTATGGGAACTCAATAGCCCTGCGAAATTATCCATATTAATTGAAATACTTTGAATAGGTAAATACCAGTCGGCTTCATTTTGAAGAGTATATGTTTGTGGCCGTGCGTAAATCATTAGTAAATCAGGAATACAGGGCAGGGTTATGGTATTGGAAACGAGTTGTTGCGTAGCTCCAGGTGCTACATTTACACCAGCAAAACTTGTAATGTATCGTGGATATTCTCTGTATTGGACGCAAGAGCGAGGTGGGAGAGGAATTGCAAGTGAGGGGGTAAGGAACTGACAGGCTACAGACGGATTGACAAAAGGTGTCTGTCCGTTTAAGGCAACATTGCTTACAGACCTCGTCACTACACCTGCGGCTTGTGGTGCATTTCTTAAATTTCTAACTGCTGTTCCAATTGTAGCAACAAGTTGGATATTGTTAATTCCAAAAAGGGCAGTTTCATCTCCGTGTTCGTCGTTAAAAATAAAAGGTGATAATACAAGCTTTTCAGTGCTTCTGTATCTGTAAAACACATTATAAGTAGTTTGATAAAAACCTGTGGGAGGAGCTCCAGCATATACACCACCATCAGTTAAAACTGGGACACCATTTACAAAACTTACAACTCCAACGCCATCATTGTAAGTTCCAGCAGCCCCTACAAGTGCTAAACCTGCGGCGTCTGTAAATTCAATATCATTCCAAGAACCATTTAGATTATGAGATGAACCTACACTATCAAAAAATGAACCAAGAGGATTGTTTCCAGCTCCAACTGCGTCATTATAATTTTGGTAAATATCCATAGAAGTAGGGCAAGTCCTTTGAGCTCTATTTACTTTAGTATCAACCATTCGTAAAATTTCATATAAGCAACTTGCAGTATTTAAAGTACTCGTAGTATCATTGATAGTTGAACTAAGCGTTGTCATTAAACTTTGAACTGGGAATGCTGGTAAGGCAACATCTCGCCCAAAACATAAAATAGGGTCAGCATTTGCTGGAACAACAGCAACACCAGCAGGAATTGTAGTTAAACAGGACATATTAACTCCAGTTGTTAATTCTAATTCTCGGTCAAGAAATATATTTAAACTTGGAACTTGAATGTTAAAGCTGAGCTGGGAAGCAGTATTTGCTATAGCTCTAAATGTTGCGTTGGTTAATGATAAAGCACCCTTATTTACGGCATATTTGGGCTTTTTCTGTAGCACCCTCGTATCCATTACACTTAATTTTGTCACGTCAGCCATTTTATAATATATGAAAATATTTTATTTTTCATAAATAAAATACTTTTAAAAAAAATATAACAAAAACCCTTATTACTTAAAAACTCCTAAACAAAACCTCTACATTATTTGTTTCACATTTATAGAACGCCTCCTAAACATCATTTTTATTGAGATTGATGATAAATTATACATTTCAAGAGGTACAAGGTTTCCATCTAACCTTCGTTTCCAATATACCTGAATATCAACATCTTGAACCTCCTTAACTGAATTTGTGAGCGATGTAATCCTATACTCGCCACTCGGCACATAGGAAATAAAATCCCTATAGCCCTGTCCTGTGTCTTGATGAACTACCATATCCGTGACTATAGGCTGGAAGGCACTTGCTGTAGTTGTGGAAGTAGCATTTGTATTAGCGCCAAATCTAATTGGTTGCCCTGTTTGTTCTTTAATAACTGGTAATAGGGTGCTGACAAAAACAATACTCTCTATAGGCGACCATAATGAGGAAGTGCTTTCATAATCTTGACTATTTACATAAAAAACCTCCCCTGTGCCTGATATTGCTGGAGCGACAACAGCAGGAGCTACAACACCTCTATTATCTGTTGCTAATTCTATATTTTCAGGGTGTATAAAAACCTGATATGCAAGAGGTTCAAGTGTTCCGTTGTATATTGTATCAAAATTACTAAATAAACCTTGAAAATTCGCATTCCAATATAATCGCCAATCTTCATTAGCGACACCAGGAACTCCATTTAATTGTCTGCCCTGTAAAATGGCTGACACTGGAAGGCCAGTTGGCTGATTTCCACCCCAGCCTAAAGTATCACATCTCAATTGAAATAACCCAGTGCTTTCATTCCATAGCATTTGAGGAGGCCTGCTTTGAATAAGGTATGGAAGACCAGCAGCCGTAATTTGTGTTTGAATTCCACCCAGAGCATTACCAGGAGCACCTACGGCTGCGGTTATACAGCTTTGAAATGAAAAATTTACTAAATCCAACCAATGCTGATATGTATAACAATAATAATATGAACTATCTAAATCAACACTATTGTTATTCGCAGATGGTGCTAATGGAACAAGAGCATCAGTATTTTCAGGAGCCCATATAAT